ATACCCTGATGTTCCTGTGTGGGTGAATGACCTGTATGAACCGCTGGTAAACTTCTGGCAGCAACTACAGACAAGACCTGATGGATTACATGTTCTTCTTCAGGCATACAAAGAAGATTATCCTACTCCAGATGCTGCTAGAGAACTATTCAACTATTGTAAAGTAGATTTGAATGATAAAGAGAAAACAGAACTTTGTAGAGCTGCTGCTTTTTACGTTGTCAACAAATGTTCTTTTTCTGGTCTTACTGAATCATCCTCTTTCTCGCCACAAGCAAGTGACCACAACTTCACTATGCGAGGAATCGAAAACCTTCCCAAATACTCGGAACTGATTCAGCATTGGAAGATTACTTGTGGTGCTTACTGGGATATGATGATGACATCTGCTCCCGTAGGAACATTCTGGTTCTTTGACCCTCCTTATGATATCAAAGATAATCTCTATGGTAAGAAAGGAGAGTTACACAAAGGATTCAACCACGAAGAGTTTCATGCTTGGATTACTCAGGGTAATGTAAAAGACCGCTGGATGATTACTTACAATACCAATCCAACTCTTATGGAGTGGTATGATGGTTACTATCAAACCAAATGGGACTTGACTTATACTATGCGTTCAGTAGGCGACTACATGAATGAGCAAAAAGACCGTGCTGAACTATTGATTACTAACTATGACGAAACCATCTCTGACGGAATATTTGAACTCAATAAATCAAAACAAGAAGTCGGTAGTTATTGACGAGGAATCTGAAAAAGCATACCCACCGTTTATTGTCAACAAGTGTCTTGCTGCTTTTCACGATACAGTTCTCTTTGCCAATGAGATGAACATGTATCCTCACTTGGATAAGAAGTTGCAGTATGACTTTTTTATAAATAGTATCAACCCGCGTAAGCGGTTTTCGCCATGGGCGAAAAAATCTCAAGTAGAATACCTTGATGCGATTAAGGAGTATTATGGTTACAATGACGATAAAGCTCTACAAGCATTGAGAATCTTATCTAAAAATCAACTTGAACACATTAAAAAACTTGTAGACAAAGGTGGAAAACGATGACTCCTGATATCGAAGTAGAATGGAAGCAAGCTGATATGGTTGAGGTTACTCTCAATGAACCTGATGATTTCCTCAAAGTTCGTGAGACCCTAACTCGTATCGGTGTAGCATCCCGCAAAGAAAAAAAGATTTATCAATCTTGCCATATTCTGCACAAGCAAGGCAAGTATTACATCGTTCACTTCAAGGAGCTGTTTGCCCTTGATGGGAAGAATACAAATCTTTCAGTGAATGATGTGCAACGTAGAAACAGAATCATTCAACTGTTATCCGATTGGGGATTGATTTCTGTTGTCAAAGCAGAAGCAATTGCTGATGTTGCTCCTCTAAACCAGATTAAAGTTCTTGCTTTCAAAGAGAAAGACGAATGGACTCTGGAGAGTAAATACAACATTGGTCGTAAGAAGACCGAGATAACCGAATAATATTTGTAGGGAGTACCACACTCCCTTTTTTATTGCTTTCTGATATATAATAACGAAGACGCCTTCGGGGTCTTATACAAACTCTCGCTTATTAAGGAGAACTATAATGACAAACACATACACTTGGGATATCTATTCCCCATTTGGAGTTGGATTAGAAAGCATTTTTAACAGGCTAGATGCAATGTCTGGGCACAATACTAACTATCCACCTTATAACATCATCAAAAATGACAGCTCTAACTATGAGATTGAAGTCGCTCTTGCAGGATTTCGACCAGAAGAGATTGAGGTCTCTACAGAACAAAGCATTCTCAGAGTTACCTCTAAAGTTGAGAAACGAGATTCTGAAAGAACATACCTCCACAAAGGTCTCTCCAAACGTTCCTTCAATCACTCATGGCAACTATCAGAAGATGTCAGAGTATCCTCTGTAGATTTTGCGGATGGTCTATTAACAATCTCATTGGAGAAAATCATTCCCGAACATCAGAAAAGAACGACTTATAATATTGGCACTCGCATCAAACGAGAACTGCTGACAGAATGATAAATATCGAGGGAGTCACTTGACTCCTTTTCTTTTTTGTGTTAAAATATTTTTTTGGTTTTTGCTATGATTAAACTAGTACTTACAAAAACAGGTCAAGAAATTATTACTGTGTTAGATCAATATATTGATAAAGAAACGGAAACACCAGTTGGATTTCTTTTTAAAAATCCATTTGTAGTAAATTTAATTCCTACAGGAGAATCTGCTAGTACTGATAATCCATATGAGTTTACTATTAATTATAAAAAATGGATGCCGTGTTCGAAGGATACTGAATTTAGAGTTGCATATGATTATGTTGCTTGTGTTTCAGATCCTGAAGAACAAGTTATATCAAATTATGTACAACGTTTTGGAGAAATAATCAATGACGGAACAATTACAGCAGATGACAACGACACCGTACAGTCCAGTGATTCAAGTGATAGTTCTGAAGGATCGGGATTATCTGATAGCGGAGATAGAGGAGAGGGAGGAGAGTCCTGAGTGCCTTCTCACTAATCCATATCGTATCTTAGATCTTTCTTACTGGGATTATTCTAATCGAGATACAAAACACATTCCTTCAGAAGGAGCAGTGTTTGTTAAACAAAGTGAAGAGAAAGAACTGAACGAAGAAACTGGCGAGCATGTAATCACTACCCAAACAGATTATATTATTCTTGAAAAGTTTCCTAATTACACCAATCAAACTCAGATCTACCTACGAGCAGAAGACATTCTGACCATTTGCGATCCGTCGTATCTTGTGCTAGAATGCTACCAGAAGACCGTGGGTTGACGCATGAAGTTTTATACGAACATTGAGCAGGCGGGGAATCGCATCCTCGTTCGTGGTTATGAAAATGGTGATAGAGTTCAGTATCGTGTAAACTACAATCCTAGTTTGTATGTTGTTGCTAACAAGCAGACAGACCACAAGAGCCTGGATGGGCGTTTCCTCAAGGAAGTCCGTCCAGGCTCTATTAATGATTGTAGGCAATTCATCAATCAGTATGAAGGTGTGGAAGGATTTGAAATTCATGGAAATACTAGATACTTGTATCAGTATATCAACGAAGCATATCCCGATGACGAAATTCGCTTCGACTCTTCTCTCATTCGCACATTTACTCTGGATATTGAAACTGGAGCAGAAAACGGTTTCCCTGATATTGAATCAGCAGACCAAGAGATTCTGCTTATTTCTCTCCGTGATTCTTTTACAAACCGCATCACTGTCTGGGGATCAAAGAGTTTCAAGAATGAAGACCGACAGGTTGATTACATCCATTGTAACGATGAGACGAAACTCCTTTCGTGCTTCCTCAAATGGTGGCAGGAGAATACCCCTGATGTAATCACTGGTTGGAATGTTCAACTATTCGATATGCCATACATTTGCCGCCGTATGGATCGAGTGCTTGGTGAAGACCATACTAAACTTCTGTCGCCTTGGAAATTAATCTCATCGCGTGAGATTTTTATCAAAGGTCGCAAACAGATTGCATATGATATTCCTGGCATTGCCACGTTGGATTACCTTGAACTCTATAAGAAGTTCACATACACCAATCAAGAATCTTATCGCCTCGACCACATTGCATCTGTAGAACTTGATGCCAAGAAACTTGACCACTCTGAGTTTGATACTTTCAAAGAGTTCTACACTAAGGACTGGGACAAGTTTGTAAAGTACAACATCCATGACGTTCGCCTTGTTGACCAACTGGAAGACAAGATGAAGCTACTGGAACTTGCATTCACTATGGCATACGACGCCAAAGTAAACTACGAAGATGTTTATTCTCAGGTGCGTATGTGGGATAACATCATCTTTATCTATCTGGCGAAGATGGGTATTGTCATTCCTCCTAAAAAAGATAGTGTGAAGGATGCCAAGTATGCTGGTGCTTATGTTAAGGAACCTGTGCCTGGCATGTATGATTGGGTAGTGTCGTTCGACTTGAACTCCCTGTACCCTCACCTCATCATGCAGTACAACCTGTCCCCTGAGACCCTTTTACCGCGCCGTAGCAGCGTCAACGTGGACATGCTGCTGGACAAGGCGTTTGATACCAGCGACCTCGTAGGGGAGACCCTGTGTGCCAATGGGACGCACTACACCACCAAGCAGCAGGGGTTCCTGCCCAAACTGATGGAGAAGATTTACGAAGACCGAACCATCTACAAAAAGAAGATGCTTGCTGCCAAACAACAGTATGAGAAAACTCCAACGATTGAGTTGAAGAAAGAAATCTCTCGCTGCAATAACATTCAGATGGCGCGTAAGATTCAACTCAACTCTGCCTATGGTGCTATCGGTAATGAGCACTTCCGTTATTACAAACTTGAAATCGCTGAGGCAATCACTCTTTCTGGTCAGCTTTCTATTCGCTGGATTGGTGACAGGATGAATGCTTATCTAAATAAGATTCTTAAAACTGATGGTGCTGATTATGTTATTGCTTCTGATACCGATTCTATGTATCTCAACCTTGGTCCTCTTGTTGACAAGATATTCGCAGGACGAGAGAAAACTAATGAGAGCATTGTTACGTTCCTTGATAAGGTCTGTAGCATGGAACTTGAAAAGTTTATTGAAAGTTCTTACCAAGAACTGGCCGACTACCTCAAAGCGTATGACCAGAAAATGAAGATGAAGCGTGAGAACATTGCTGAGCGTGGTTTCTGGACTGCCAAGAAACGCTATGTTCTTAACGTGTGGGATAGTGAAGGTGTGCGTTATGCCAAACCAAAGATGAAAATCTGTGGCATGGAAACTGCTCGTTCATCAACACCAGCTTATTATCGTGACAAATTGGAGCAGGCATATCGTATCATTGTAACCAAAACGAATGAAGATGTTCTTGACTTCATTAATGAAATCAAAGAGGACACTAAGAAGCAGAACTATCTAAACATTGCATTCCCTCGTGGTTGTAATGGTCTGAAGAAGTATCGTAGTGCTGCTGATATTTACCAGAAGGGCACTCCTATTCAAGTAAGGGGCGCATTACTCTATAACTATTACATTCGTAAAAACAATCTGGAGCACAAGTATCCAATCATTCAGGAAGGCGAAAAGATTAAGTTCATCTATCTGAAGACACCAAATCCTATCCGTGAGAATGTCATTTCGTTCTTTCAACAACTGCCGAAAGAATTGAACCTTGACAAATACATCGACTACACGCTACAATTTGAGAAGAGTTTCTTTGAACCGCTCAAGAACGTGCTAGAATGCATTGGATGGCAAGCGGAACGTAAAGGCAGTTTAACCAGTTTTTTTAGTTGAGGTATTATGAGTTTCTTACAATCAGTTATTAAGGAGTTAGATAATGAGTTTGCAACTGTGGCGGATGACGGAATCGCAACGGGCGATTGCGACGGCTTTGTTGATACAGGGAGCTATATTCTCAATGCTCTCATTAGCGGGAGCATCTATGGGGGATTACCATCCAACAAAATCACGGCCCTCGCTGGGGAGTCCTCTACTGGTAAGACATTCTTCGCCCTCTCTATCGTCAAACATTTCCTGAATAGTAATCCTGAAGCACAGGTAATCTATTTTGAAACTGAATCTGCTGTCTCTAAAGACATGATGGTTTCGCGTGGTATTGATGTCAAGCGTGTGGGTCTAGTTCCTGTCACTACCGTTCAAGAGTTTCGTACCCAATCTATCAAGGTGGTGGATGAGTATACGAAACTGAAGAAAGAAGACCGTCCACCTCTTCTGTTTGTGCTGGATTCTCTTGGCATGTTGTCAACATCAAAAGAGATTCAAGATGCTACAGATGGTAAAGAGACACGCGACATGACTCGCGCTCAGGTTATCAAATCCATCTTCCGTATTCTTTCACTCAAGCTGGGGCAGGCAGGTATTCCTCTTATCGTTACCAACCATACATATGAAGTGGTTGGTGCCTATGTGCCCACCAAAGAAATGGGTGGTGGCACTGGTCTGAAGTATGCCGCGTCAACTATTCTCTTCCTGTCTAAGAAGAAAGAGAAGGATGGTACTGAAGTCGTAGGTAACATTATTAAAGTGAAGGCACAGAAGTCGCGCTTCACCAAAGAAAACTCAGAAATAGAGACGAGGTTATTCTATGACGCACGGGGACTGGATAAGTATTATGGACTACTGGAGTTGGGTGAGAAGTATGGAGTATTCCAACGTAAGGGGAATCGCGTGGTTGTTGGGGAATCTTCCGTTTATCCTTCTGTTATTCTTGCCGATCCTCAGAAGTATTTCACGCCCGAAGTGATGCAAGCCCTTGATGAATGTGCCCGCAAAGAATTTCTATATGGAGTAGTGGATGGAGAGAATTGAAACAACAATCTTACGCAACCTTCTGTGTAACGAACAGTTCTACAGGAAGGTTGTTCCTTTTGTAAAACCAGATTACTTCAATGAGATTCACGAACGTGTAATCTATGAAGAGGTCTGGAATTTTGCTAGCAATTATGAACTGGTTCCCACCAAAGAAGTATTGACAATTAACCTTGAAAGTAGGAAAGATTTAAATGAGGAAGTATATCAAAACGCGGTTAAAACGATTGCTGAGTTATCTACCGACCCAATCGAATACAACTGGTTGCTCGACACCACAGAGAAGTGGTGTAAGGACAGAGCAATTTACCTCGCCCTCCTTGAGTCAATCAAGGTCGCGGATGGAGGCAATCCGAAAGTATCAAAGGATGCGATTCCAGCAATCCTTCAAGAGGCCCTGGCAGTATCGTTCGACGAACATGTAGGTCACGATTATCTAGAGAATAGTGTAGAGCGATATGAGTTCTACCATCGTGAAGAAGATAAGATTCCATTCCATCTTGAATACTTTAATAAGATTACCAAGGGTGGTCTGCCAAACAAGACACTCAATGTTGCTCTTGCTGGCACTGGTGTAGGTAAGTCACTCTTTATGTGTGACCTTGCTGCTCATTGTTTGTCGATGGGTCGCAACGTTCTCTACATCACTATGGAAATGGCAGAAGAAAAGATTGCTGAACGTATTGATGCTAATCTGTTTAACGTCAATATCAAAGACCTTGTGGATTTGCCTGAGACAATCTTCCAAAGTCGCATCAATGAACTGAAGCGTAAAACTCAGGGTCGTCTTATTATCAAAGAATATCCTACAGCATCAGCACATGTCGGTCACTTCAAATCTCTTCTTAACGAACTTCAACTCAAGAAGACGTTTAAACCAGATATCATCTTTATCGATTACCTTAACATCTGTGCTAGCGCAAGGTACAAGGGTGCTATCGTCAATTCTTATACTTACGTTAAAGCGATTGCTGAAGAGTTACGCGGTCTTGCTGTGGAACACAATGTTCCTGTTGTCTCAGCGACGCAAACAACCCGTAGTGGTTTTGGCAATAGCGACGTGGATCTTACTGATACTTCGGAATCCTTTGGTTTACCTGCTACTGCTGATTTCATGTTTGCTCTTATATCGACAGAAGATTTGGAGAAGGATGGTAAGATTATGGTCAAGCAATTAAAGAATCGATATAATGACCCTACTGCATATAAGAGATTCTTGGTTGGGGTTGACAGAGCACGAATGAAGCTCTATAATGTTGATAACGCTGTTGACCTATCTTCTGATAAAGAAGAAGAATACGACTTTGAAGAGATGGCAGCAGAACAAAGCAGAAACACGCAAAGTAAATTTACTAGTTTTATTTTATGACAAAACAAGTTGACCTAATTAAATATACTCAGTTTGTGGATAGCACCACCAGTTATCCCTCTAAGAGTAATGAAGAGTTTGTTGCTCGCATTCAACAACTGTCTGAGCGTGATGTTCCGATTGCTCGTCTAATGACTGCTGCTGTTGGATTGACTGCTGAGGCTGGTGAGTTCACTGAGATTGTAAAGAAGATTGCATTTCAAGGTAAAGAACTGACTGAAGATAATCGCACCCATCTTATCAAAGAACTTGGGGATGTGTATTGGTATTTCACTCAAGCACTTATCGGACTGGGAGTTGACTTGAATGAAGTGGTGGTGACGAACGTTATGAAACTCACCGCCCGATACCCAGAGGGTGCTTTCGATGTTTACCGTTCCGAGAACCGCGTAGAAGGCGACATCTGACCAAACCTGTGCTATGATGGGGGGGACACCTAAATAAGGGTGACCCCCCTTTCTAGTATGAGCAAGAACACCCACCTAGAGCACCTGGAAGACAGCATCCTGTTTGACGGAGAGCAGGGTGCTGTGGATGCCTTTGCATTTCTTGATGAGCTTACTAAAACTTTTAGTGGCACTCAAAATAAAAATTTTAAAATCACTACTAAGTGGGATGGTGCTCCTGCTGTAATCTGTGGTATTGATCCAGAGTTTAAACGTTTCTTTGTGGGCACCAAATCAGTGTTCAATAAAGATGGTAAAATTAATTATACGGAAGATGACATTCAAGAGAATCATGGTCACGCTCCTGGTCTGGTTGAGAAACTGAAAGTAGCACTTGAGCATTTTCCTAAATTAAAAATTAAAGGAATCATTCAAGGTGATTTGCTTTTTACTGACGATGGCAAAGATGCTAAGATTGATGGCAAAGATTACTTTACCTTTACTCCTAATACTATCACTTATGCTATTCCCAAAGGCACTCCTGCATACGAAAAAGCTAAGCGAGCAAAGATTGGTGTAGTGTTTCATACTCGTTATGTAGGTAATAGTATTGCAGAATCACGCGCTACTTTTGGGGTTGACATTTCTAAATTTGCTGAAGATGATGACATCTTTGTTATCAGTGCCGAAGTCGGAACGCTTGGTTCTAATGTATTGTTAAATGCACAGGAGAAGCGCACTCTCACTAACATGAAAAAAGTTGCACAACGCACTTTGCCTGGTTGCAAAAAACTTCTGAATGAAATTGCTGCGCTTATTGAAGCAAAAGATAATCTTTCGGTTGGTCCTCGACTCAAAACTTACTTCAACACTTATGTGCGTGAAGGAAAGAAGGTTAGTAATGTACCTGGATTCATTAATAACTTCAAAAAATATTTTGAAGGTGTGGTAATGAAGGAAGTTGATAAAGCAAAGATGGCAAAGACCAAAGCAGCAAAACTCAAGAAGCTTTATGATGGCATGGAGTTGATTGACAACAACATGGAAGCGTTTAAGAAATTAGTGATTCTATATAATACTATCAGTAATGCCAAACTCTTCTTTGTTAAAAAGTTGGAATCAAATGATGCTACTCGCACTTTCCTTCGCACTGAGCATGGATTTAAAGTTACCGCACCAGAAGGATTCGTAGCAATCAAAGATGGTGCCGCCACCAAACTGGTTGACCGTTTAGAGTTTAGTGTTGCTAACTTTACGATAGACAAAAACTGGGTTAAAGGAGATTAATGAAACGAGTAGTCATCACATTCGGTAGATTTAATCCACCAACAACGGGGCACGAAAAACTTCTAGATGCGGTAAAAAGAGCAGCAGGCACGGATGACTATAAAATCTATACCAGTCATTCGCAAGATAAGAAAGGAAAAAACCCTCTACCTTCTGATGCGAAGGTAGAGTTTATGAAAGAAATGTTTCCTACCCACAAAAGAAACATCATGTATGATAATAAGTTGAAGACCATTATACATGTGCTGCAGAGCTTGCAAGGTGAATATGCTGATGTTACACTGGTTGTCGGTAGTGACCGTGTACAAGAAATGGATTTACTGATACAGAAGTATAATGAGAAAGAATATACTTTCAGGAAGTTGGAAACTGTATCAGCAGGAGAAAGAGATCCAGATGCAGATGATGTCTCTGGTATGTCAGCAAGTAAGATGAGGAAAGCGATTGCTGAATTGGATATGAAAACCTTCAATTCAGGTATTCCAAGTGCAGTAAAAAAAGACAAAGATTTTAAAAACCGTTTATTCAAAGCAGTAAGGGAGAATTTACCATGACCGCACCAGCTATTGCTAGCGTTATTGCAAAACCATATCAGTATCTGGATAAGTTTATTCAGTTAATGCGTGAAGGTGCTGAAGTGCCATTTACTGATGAGCAAGTTGCTAGTCGCAGGATTTATAAGGATGGAGAAAGAGTTAAAAAAATTCTTTCTGTTTATGATGACCTAGTGGAAAGTGGAATTGATGTTTATGATTCTACGATTCTTTACGATATTTTTCGTGAAGAATCTGGTCAACATCCATATAGAAAAATAGAATTCCAAAGTATTACTAATGATAGAGAGATTGAAACTCTTATTCTTAGTAAGATTGGCAAGCAAATTATTTCTGGTCGTGGAGGCAAGAAAGATAGTTTTCCTGGTAAAGAATCTGATTATACAGAATCATTGCAGTGTGTAGCACTTGCTTATCGTCAGGATGAAGGATCTGATATTACTGAAAATGGATTTAAAGAATTCTTAATCAAGGGAAGGAATGAAGATGCTACTGTATTGAGGACTGTTAGGGAAAATGTTTTCACTGAGAAACCAATTGTCAAGTTGATACAGTATGGTTTAGAAAATCCAGAGTGGATTACATCTTGCGTTAATGTATCAAATGCTTTATATAAATCCAAGTATTTTAAATCTGGCATTAAATATAATTTTTATCATGCTGGCGCAAAAGAAATTGAATGGTTCAAAAGCAAATTTAAAAATAAATTTAATCAAGTTTTGGCAAATGCTCTGAGACAAGAAGGATATGCTTCTGGAGATTCTGGAGAAGATAAGTGGAACCCTGCTGATATGTTTGCAGTTGCTAAACAAACCAATGAACAAAAGGTAGATAGAGAAACTACGACAAGAGGATTTTTTAAAGGAACTATTAAAGAGTTTTCTAAATTTAAAAGAGGAAAGAGTGGATTGATAGCATCATCCGAAAAAGTTCAAGAAATGATGGCAGAATTAACTCGTTATAATAATTGGATTCATCAAAATATTATGAGTGGAGAGTTTATTCCAATTTCACTTAAAAAAACTTTAAAGACACCAAAGATTCAATTGATTTCAAATCCTTCTCTTGAACAATATGATATTGATGTCAGTAATATTAAAGTAGATTGGGCAAAAACAGCACAAAAAATTTATATTAATTTTGATGTGACCTATACATTTGTAGTTGGAGAAAAGCAAGAAGTAGAAAAGCATACAACTTCATACTTTTTTGATTGTCGAAATTTTGGAACTGGTACTAACGTTCAATTTGAATTAGGTATCAATGGTTCTTCTGCTAAACATGGTAAGATTTCTGTTGGACCTGCTTCTATGATTATTGATTTAACTAGTTCTGTGTTTGGGAACATGTTAAAACAAACTAGAAAAAACTTTTTAACTATTTTAAAAACACCAGGAAAAAGAGGTAAAATATTTCCAGATTTGAATGCTGCTCCTCAAGCAAAAGTTTTGGATAGTTTTGAATCTAATATAATTAATAAAGGTAAAACAGAATTGTTTACCACTAATGATGATATCAATTCTGTTACTGGAAATTCTGGTTGGCCTGGTGTATTGGGAAGTTATATTTCTTTTCTATCTAAGCAAGATGGATATAAAATTCCTAAGACAGAAAACGATATGAAAAATTATTTCAAATCTAAAATTGCTGCTGTTGAATTGGGATGGATGATGACAAGCAAAAAAATTGTACCGACATTAAAAAATAATATTCTAAAATCATTGTATCTTTATGCTTCATCACAAGGTCTTCAAATATTTGGTGACTCGGGTATGCTTGATAAAAGTTATTTTTATAATTCATCCTATGTTAAAGTTAGGGACTAAATACTAATAAAACAATATGAAATCACTAAAAGAATTACTACTACAATCAAAACAAAAATCTTATATGCTTGGCAACATGTTTGCTGAGGGTGATTGGGTAGAAAATAATCTAGGTGAAGTTGGAAAGATTCATCGTCGTGGTGTCAACTATGTCATAGCTGTCACCACTGAAGGTAAGATGTTTCGTGCTTGGGTGAAGGACATCAAAGAACATTGTGGTTGTTATCTTACTGATGACGAGCCACTAAAGATGCGTGATGGTTCGGATAATATTGAAAGGGCAAAGGAATTTATAAATAAGTATAAGAAGAAATCCGCATAAGAAAAATGAACCTTGATGAGTTTTCTAAACAACTGATTGAAAAGGCACTTGTTCAGTTAGACGAAAAAAGTGAGTGCAACCACACTGGCGCTGGTACATCATGCCCTCGCCATGGTGATGCAGATTGCAACTCTTCGAAGCAGAATCGCGCAGAAGAAGTAGAGCACATCGAAGAAAGAAAAGACATGCCTGGCAATCAAGAGAAGATTGATGCCAACAAAAATGGTAAGGTTGACGCTCATGACTTTGCTTTACTTCGTGCCAAAAAAGGTAAGAAGTCGGTCAAAGAAATGTGGGAGAAAGCAGCAGAAGTTCAAGAAGGATACGGCAAGAGTAAAAAAAAAGCCGTAGATGAAGGCAAGAAAGTAGAAATTGAAATCATGCCTGACGTTGATACTCCCAACGACCCAGAACCACCTACAGGAAAGAAAGCAAAGAAAGAAGTTAAGAAAGAAGAGTTTGCTGCTGAAGGTAAGAACAAGGAAGGCAAGGAGCAAGGTGCCGATGGCAAAGCTTGCTGGAAAGGTTATAAGTATGCTGGCACAGAGAATGGTAAAGACAAGTGTGTGAAGGCAGGATACGAAATGGAAGGTGGCGAAGAACTTCAAGAGAAGCGTCTTTCTGCTAAAGAAAAAGCAAAGAAAGAAAAGTTCGTTAAAGGTATGAAGAAGAAGTTCGGCAAGATGAAATCAAAGTATGGTAACAAGGCACAGTCGGTGATGTTTGGTGCCGCTACCAACATGGCAAAGAAAGCAGCCTAAATAAGCCGTCATCCATTTTCGGAGGTCATCATGGGCGCAGTAGTAGCAGTAGTTAAACCACTACTTATTTCAATTGCGACTCACCCAGCGGTCAAAAATCTTGTTATTGAACTTCTAACAAAGTATGTGAAGTCAACAGATAATAGCATTGATGATGTTGTCCTTGAGTTGGTTAAAGATAAGCTCTTTACACCACAAGCATGATTACCTGTTTTCTGACGAACTGGGGTGTCACAATAGTTCTTGGTTTTCTTTTATCATTGTCTGAGTGGTTATCAAAAACAAAAAGAACTCAAGCAAACGGTATCTTAGATTTCATGCAGTTGTTTCTGAGAACTGTTTTACGCAAGGGAGACCAGAAGTAAGGTCTCCCTTTTTTATAAATACTTTTTAGAATACGAATATTTTATAGAGGAAACCGATGGCAATTTTCGGAACAATCGACGCGAAGGCGTTGGCAACAAATTTAAGTGTTACCAACGGTAGCACAACTGTTACTACAACTGGTGACTTTACAAATAGAGCAACTGCTGATTTTGTTCAGAACGGAGATGTTCTTTCTCTCGGTGGTGTTCAGTATACTGTTGAGTCAGTAGTTTCAGCAACGACACTAAAACTAAAAGTAGCATATGCAGGTTCAACAGGAACTGTTACTGCTGCTAACGCAATTCGCAGAACTGCTCCTAAAGAGTTTGCTGCTGGTCTTCTACATGAAGGCAAGTATCCTGCAGGTACACAAATCATCTTTGTTGATGATGCAGAAGCTGCTCTAGATGAGAATAAAGTTCGCGGTCTTAAGTGGTCTGGTTGGTGGGCATATAGAACTTTCACCGATGGTGATGGCAATACTCGCCACAAGGCAGAGTGCATCGCGTTTGCTAATGCAACTGCAGTTGCCGCTGGTGATTTCGATAACGATAACCCTGCTGCTGATGTAGTGTCTGCAGTTACTATCACTGGTCAACCTGCTGCAGTAACTGGTGCTGCTACTCCTTACACTGGAACATTCACAGTTACAACTTCGACAACTGGCACACCTGGAACTCTCATCTATCAGTGGCAGTATCAAACTGCTACTCAAACTGCTAAGTGGACTAACCTCACAGATACTGGAGTATACTCTGGTTCTACAACAGCAACTCTTACACTTACTGCTGCTGCTAAGGCAACCTATGATGGTTACAAGTTCCGTGTGAAGATTACTTCTGCTGGTGGAACTGAAGAGATTATCTCGAATGCCGCTTCACTTACATATGCATGATGAGATATGATTTTTCATGAGTTGAATCCAGATAACTGGTTATTGTTTGCAATTAAAAACTACGACAACCCGTTATCTGTTACATACGATGACTTTGAAGAAGACCTTCAAAAGTTCAAATATATAAAAAGATTATTGAGACGTTATGAAACTACTGGTGAGTTGAAACATCATTTGATTCTCAACCATATCATAACACTATATAATGTATTCAATGATGCAGCAACGCTGCTGCTATTCTATAAAATAGAATCGCAATACTGGCCAATTATAAAAGCATTTATGGTGTTTTTAGATAGATTGCCAGAGAATGTAGATACAACAGATGTAGACGAACAATGTCTGAAACTTCTAAAACTACTGTGAATGAAATGATGGCAGGTGATGGATCGTCACTAGCACTTCCTCCTGCCTTTGTCTTTGTTAACACAGCAAAGAAAAAGAAAAACTTGAAAAAGACCAAAGACGAAAAGATTGATGGTCGCAAGAAGAGTGCTAAAAAACTAATCCAAAGAGTTATGTCAAGGAGGAAAACTAAAATGTCTGAAGAGAATATGGAAATTATTTCGGAAGGAGTAACCGAAACTGAAAAGGCACAGAAGCAAATCAAAGCTTCTAAGCAAATGAGAGCGAAGAGAGAACTTCAAACGAAGCGTACTCAAGCGAAACAGCAAGCACAAGACAAGTCAGATGAAATGAATACTCTGCTTCGTGCTCGTATGTCCGATTTCAAAAAGAAATCTGCACAGAAGCAACAGAGAGCATCGAAACAAATCATGAAGAAAGAGGAAGTTGAAATGATTTCTCAACCTAGAACTGGTTCTGCTGGTGGCGTAGATGTATTCACTACGGCAATGAAAGTTGCTGAAGAAGGTGGAGCATGGGGAAGAGACCCCGAGACATCATTTGCAAATCTTGTATTCCAAGATGGCACTGGTGGAAGAATCGGTGTCTTTGATGCTAAGAGAATCCTAGCAACCTACGAAGGTCTATCACCAGAGAACAGAGATAAGTTCCGTGTCATGCTTAACATGAGTGCTTCATCTTATCAGAAAGCACTTGACTTCGCAGTTCGCAACGTCTGATAAGGGGAGTTATGTTTGGATTTGGTAGAGACCTAGAAGTATTAGAAGCGAAATTTCAAATATACGAAGATCTCTCCAAAGAGATGCTTGACAAACTTGAGAGAGCAGTAGATAAAATTAGTGAGAGCAACCAGAATGTTGCTCTCATTTTAGAACGCCACGAAAATAGATTAGAACAAAATGACAGGAATGATAATGCTATTTTGGAATTAATTAAAGATGTCAAAGAACGTATTGAAAAACTTGAAGGCAGAGTAAATGATCTTGCTACGTTCAGGTGGATTAGTGTTGGCATTGGAACAGCAGCACTTGTAATTATTGGGTCTGCTAGCTTCTTTGGCAACCTCTTGACAGTCGGAAACAACGGTGCTACTATGGGAGGAGCAACGACCACCCATACAAAATGAACTATATTGACACCAAGTATATTGGTTTGGTCTCTTCACAACTCCTCAAGTTTACTGAAAAAAAGAAAGGAACTTATAACTTCCGTTGCCCCTATTGTGGCGACTCAGCAAAGAAACAGAATAAAGCGAGAGGTTATCTCTTTGGTATGAGAGATAGCTTTGTTTTCAAGTGCCATAATTGTGGCGTCACTCGTAACTTCTCACAGTTTCTGAAGGACCAGAACACTATGCTCCACGATGAGTATGTGTTGGAGCGTTATAAGGAAGGTATGACAGGTAAGAATTATCAGGTGAAGACGCCTGACTTCAAACCATTTACAACTAAACCAGTGTTCAAGAAGAACATTTTCAGTGAACTGTCAAGCATCGATTCCCTAAATACTACACACCCAGCAAAACAATATCTGCTCAACCGAAAGATACCAGAGTCATTTTACTCAAACTTCTATTACGCAGAGGATTTCAACGCTTGGGAGAATAATAAAAATACAATTAAAGAAGCAAGAATTATACTCCCACTAATCTCGGAAGATGGAAACGTATTCGGATATCAAGCAAGGTCTCTTAACAAGAATGCAAGCCTTCGCTATATCACTACCATCTTGGATAAGCAATATCCTAAACTATTTGGACTTGATCGTATAAACAAACATGAAACCATCTACATTACTGAAGGACCGATTGACTCACTCTTCATTCGCAACTCGCTTGCTATGTGCGGAGCTGATGTTAATCTTAGTGAGCGGGATATTCACAATCCTGTTTGGATATATGATAACGAGCCAAGGAACAAACAAATCGTTGAGCGTATTAACAAAACCATACAGCACGGAAATCAAGTAGTTATTTGGCCAGATACTATTAAAGAAAAAGACATCAATGATATGTTTCTGGCTGGTCATAACGTGCAATCTGTGGTAGAATGTAATACCTATTCTGGTTTAGAAGCACAAGTAAAATTTAACCTCTGGAAGAAAATATGAGCAACGGCATCAAAGTTAAAAAGCGTGACGGGTCTACAGAATCTCTTAACCTTGATAAGATTCACACGATGGTAGAATGTGCCTGTGGTGGTCTCGCAGGAGTATCGCCATCACAAGTAGAAATTCAATCTGGTATTCAATTCTATGATGGCATTACCACAAACGAAATTCAAGAAATTCTTATCAGGTCAGCTAGTGACCTCATTGATCTTGACTCTCCAAACTATCAGTTTGTTGCTGCTCGTCTCCTTTTGTTCTCTCTATATAAGCAGGTCTTTGGACCTACTTGGAAGCACGGGTTCCCCACGGTAGGAGAGCATCTCACCAAAGGAATCTATAAAGGTATCTACGACAAGCAACTTGCTGGTAAGTATACTGATGAGGAGTGGGATAAGATTAATAGTTTCATTGACCATGACCGTGACTATCTCTTCACATATGCTGGTCTTCGCCAGGTAGTAGATAAATATCTGGTGCAGGATAGAAGCAGTGGAAGTGTCTTCGAGACACCACAGTATGCATACATGCTGGTTGCAGCAACTATCTTTGCAGAGTATCCTCAAGTAAATCGTCTATCATATGTCAAGCGATACTACGACGCAATCAGCAAGCACAAAATCAACGTGCCAACTCCCATCCTTGCAGGAGTTAGGACGCCACTTAGACAATTCGCTAGTTGTGTGCTGGTTGATTCTGATGACACCCTTGATAGCATCTTCAGTAGCGACATGGCTATTGGTCGCTATGTTGCTCAAAGGGCGGGCATCGGTATCAACGCAGGTAGAATCCGCGCTCTCAACTCTAAAATTCGAGGTGGCGAAGTCAGCCACACTGGAGTTATACCGTTTCTCAAAAAGTTTGAAGCAACTGTCCGTTGCTGTACGCAGAATGGTATACGAGGAGGAAGCGCGACAGTCCACTTCCCAATCTGGCACAAGGAAATCGAAGACATTTTAGTATTAAAAAACAACAAAGGAACCGAAGATAACCGCGTTCGTAAGTTAGATTACAGCATTCAAATCTCTAAACTCTTTTATGAGCGATTCATTCGAAACGAAGACATCACACTCTTCTCTCCACACGACGTTCCAGGTCTGTCTGATGCTTTTGGTCTTGCTGGATTTGATGAGTTATACAATGTTTACGAACGAGATACTTCTATTCCAAGAAAAACTATTGGCGCTCAAGAACTATTTCTTTCACTCTTGAAGGAGAGAGCAGAAACTGGTCGTATCTACATTATGAATATTGACCACTGCAATGACCACTCTTCATTCAAAGATAAAGTTTGGATGAGTAACCTCTGCCAAGAGATTACCCTGCCCACTAATCCTCTACAGCACATTGATGATATCAATGGCGAGATTGCCCTGTGCATTCTGTCTGCTGTCAACGTAGGTAAGATTAAGCACCTAGATGACCTAGAAGAACTCTGTGACCTCTCTGTGAGGGCGCTGGACGAGTTGATTGACTACCAAGAGTATCCTGTGGTTGCTGCTGAAGCATCCACCCGTAACCGCCGCTCGCTGGGCATTGGTTACATTGGACTGGCACACTGGTTAGCTCGTCATCAGGTTAAGTATTCTGATGGTGCTGCTGCTCATCTTGTGCATGGTCTGACAGAAGCATTCCAGTATTATCTGCTGAAGGCTTCTAATCAACTTGCAATTGAGAAGGGCAAGTGTGGATACTTTGACCGTACTAAATATGCCGATGGGATTCTTCCTATTGACACATACAAGAAAGATGTAGACGAAATCGTACCTAATGTCCTCCATTATGATTGGGATAACCTCAGGGAATCTATTAAACAGCACGGTCTTAGGAACTCAACACTGTCCGCACAGATGCCTTCGGAGAGCAGTTCCGTTGTGTCAAATGAGACAAACGGAATCGAACCTCCCCGTGCCTTCCTGTCCGTTAAGAAGTCGAAGAAGGGCGTTCTCAAGCAGATTGTACCGCAGTACACGAGCCTTAAGAATTATTATACGCTCCTTTGGGATATGCCTAGCAATACTGGTTATATTAATATTGTTGCTGTTATGCAAAAGTTCTTCGATCAAGCGATATCTGGAAACTGGTCGTATAATCCAGAAAATTATGCCGATAATGAAGTTCCTGTGTCGGTGATGGCTCAAGATCTTCTCAACACATACAAGTATGGTTGGAAGACATCTTATTATCAGAATACATATGATATTAAAAAGGAGGAAGACGACGAAGATAAAAAGAAATCTCTAGAAAGTTTACTTAATTCAATCTTAGAAGGAGCACAAGAGGAGGAAGATTGTGACAGTTGCAAAATTTAAACTAACCGAGACCACCCCATCAGTTGACGGGATGACTGTTTTTAATACAAAACATGTAGATGTAAAGAAGCAACCGATGTTCTTCGGTGCTCCACTAGGCATTCAAAGATATGATACCTATAAGTATCCTATTTTCGATAAGCTAACTCAACAACAACTTGGATACTTCTGGAGACCTGAGGAGGTCTCTCTTCAAAAGGACCGTGCAGATTATGCACACCTCCGTCCAGAGCAAAAGCATATCTATACTTCTAATCTGAAGTATCAGATTATGCTTGACTCTGTACAGGGTCGTGGTCCTGGTATGGCATTCATTCCCTATTGTTCTCTCCCAGAACTAGAGTCAGCGATGACTATATGGGAGACGATGGAGATGATTCATTCTCGTTCGTATACATATATTATTAAGAATATCTATTCTGACCCATCAGAAGTATTTGATACTATCCTTGATGACCAGAATATCCTTGAAAGGGCGAAGAGTGTAACCGAAGCATATGATGACTTCATTCGTGCAGCACAAGATTACTCATCTGGTAATCAATGGCAACATCAACTTGAAGGTGTTCCTGCTGCCAAAGAAACTCTCTATGATTTAAAGCGTAAACTCTATCGCGCTGTAGTTAATGTAAACATTCTAGAGGGGATTAGATTCTATGTTTCGTTCGCATGTTCGTTCGCTTTTGGCGAACTTAAACTTATGGAGGGATCCGCTAAAATTATCTCTCTCATCGCAAGAGACGAAAGCCAACATCTTGTTCTTACACAGAACATTATCAAGAACTGGCTTAATGGAGATGACCCAGACATGCTTCAGATTGCTAAAGAAGAAGAAGCGTGGACTGTAGAGCAGTTCAAGAAAACGGTCGATGAAGAAAAAGCATGGGCGCAGTATCTGTTCAAGGATGGTAGCATCATTGGATTGAATGATAAACTACTCAACTCTTATGTTGAGTATATTGCAAACCGTCGCATGAGAGCGATTGGATTGAAGCCTGTGTTTGATACTCCTATGTCAAATAATCCACTTCCTTGGACACAGCACTGGTTGTCTTCTAAAGGTCTGCAAGTTGCTCCGCAAGAAACAGAGGTTGAGAGTTATGTCATTGGCGGTATTAAACAAGATGTTAAGAAAGATACTTTCGCTGGTTTTAAACTGTGAGAAAAAGAGAGATAGAAAAACTGGAAAAACTGTTGAAGGAAGGACCAAAGAGCCTATCTCAAGCGTGGATACTCGCCGCCCTCAAACGAAAATTCCAGACCCCTGGTACAACTGAATAGATAAATACCTCCATCATGGAGGTTTTTTATTATGAATCCAAGTTCAGCAAAAGCGAAAGGTCGCCGTCTGCAACAGTGGGTAAGAGATAAACTCATTGAGATGCTTGAGGTTCACCCAGAAGATATTGAATCTCGTAGCATGGGTGCTGGTGGCGAAGACCTTATTATGGCTCGTGCTGCCAGGTTAAAGTTTCCTCATAGTATTGAATGTAAAAATGTGGAGAAGCTAAATATATGGGATGCCTATGAGCAGGCATCGGCCAACTCTGGTGACTATGAACCTCTCGTTGTAATTAAAAAGAATGGAAAGAAACCACTAGCAGTGGTAGACGCAGAGTATTTCATTAGTTTATTCGGAGAGAAAAATGACTCTAGATCTTCATAACTTTTTCAAGTATTATGATGATGGTAATGCGAATCATGTTGCAGCAGTTCAATGGTTAGAAGATAACCTGCCTGCTCAATTCTTAGACGACTCAGAGACCGATTGGATTGGTGTCTTCAGAACCAAACCACCAACTCCAGCGGTACTCGATGTTCCATACTTTAACCAAGTAGATAACTACAGAGATGCACATAGAACTTGTAACAGTTCATCGTGCGCTATGTGCCTTGCTTTCCTCAAGCCTGGCAGTATCAAGGGCGACGATGAATATGTCAAGAAAGTATTTGCAATTGGTGACACGACTGACCATGCGGTACAGACAAAGGTTCTCGCAGGTTATGGTATTAAGTCACACTTTAGCTATAATCTTTCTTTCGCTGACATTGATAAGAGCCTTGATAGAGGCAAACCCGTTGTTATTGGTATTCTCCACAGGGGTTCTTTATCTGCTCCTACTGGTGGGCACATGTGTGTAGTCATCGGCAAGACACCAGATGGCAAAGGATATTACATTAACGATCCATATGGTTCTCTAAACGATAACTATACTGGTCCAGTTACAAATGGTAAAAAGACCATTTATACTAAAGCAGTTCTTAAGCACAGATGGTGTCCAGGAGGTAACGATGGGTGGGGAAGGATCTTCGACTGAGTTTAAAAAAAAGATTCTGGAAGAAGTGAAAAAACTCACAAATCACGGTAAACATAAAGAAGCAAGCGAATTGTTTAACATATACTTTCCAAATATAGGAGGAACAAATGGCAAGGATTGACCTACACAACTTCTTCAAGTTCTATGACGAGAAGAACCCTAACCACGTTAAAGCAGTTCAGTGGTTAGAAGACAATCTACCAGTCAAGTATCTAGAAGATAACGTAGATTGGGCGGAGATTTATAGAGGAAAAAAGGGTAATGCTGCATCGGCCCCTGCTGCTGCAGCTTCTGCTCCTGTAGCGGGTGGTGATGATGTTCCACAAATGGGAATCAAACTAGTCAAAGAGTTTGAAGGATGTAGATTAAATGCTTATCCTGACCCTCTTTCTGGTGGACTACCAATCACTATTGGTTGGGGTTCGACCAGAGATAAGAATGGCAAACCATTCCAGATGGGTGATAGCATCACTCAAGCAGAAGCAGATGATCTACTGATTGAAGAAGCAAAGCATCACTTCCTTCCAGCACTTCGTAAGATTCCACACTGGAATGAAATGTCTGATGGTAAAAGAGGTGCTCTATTATCTTTCGCCTATAATCTTGGCGCTGGTTTTTATGGTGGTGATAATTTTAATACTATCACTCGTGTTCTAAAAAATAAAGAATGGGATAAGGTGCCCGATGCGCTTTACCTCTACAGAAATCCTGGTTCAAATGTAGAAGCGGGGTTAGCACGTAGAAGAAAAGCAGAAGGTGAGGCTTGGAAAAAAGGTTAATCACATTCAACAGGAACAATGGCAGAACCACAGAAAAAGGAAAAATGTATGAGCACTATTGTTAGAATTACTGTACTGAGTTGGAGTGCCGCTCTACTTACAGCATCATATGCAGGTCTACTCGCTAAGATGGATCCAACATTTATTGCTACTGTATTTACAGCCGCTGCTGCTACCTTTGGGGTTGACACTCTAAAGAAAGGAGATAAAGACGACGATGGAGATAAACCAAATAGGCAACCTGAGTTCACCTCAGTTGAACCAACTCCAGAGCCAGAACCTCCAGCAGATATTGCCAGCGCAGGTTGCCCAAACTGTGATCCAGGGGATACCCCCGACTACAGTAGAGCGGCTGCCCGCCCCGAAGTTTGAGGCTCCTCCAGTAACACAAGGTCTGGCACTTCCTGTTTTCAGGATGCCAGACCCATCAATTAAATATCCTGTGATTAATGTACCAACACAGGAAGAATTTGATGCGGCTGTAAAAGCAGAGCAACAAAAACAACAAGAAGAGACATCAAAGAGTCGTGGATTGCCTGATACTAAACCACCTGATTTGCCACCAGCAGTTCAGCAGGCTATACAACCACCTGCTCCAATAGCAGAAATACCAGCAGACAAACCTAGTGTTACTATTGCTGGATTAAACATCGACTTACCAGACCCTTCTCTCGTCGCCACAGCGGGCGCTGTAGCAGTTGTGACTACCGCTGCTACTATGGCATCAACAGCGGTGCTCAACGTGCTTAAGAACGCTGCTGAGCCAATGATACGAGAGGCAACAAAGAACAAGTTTAAAATTAAAATCAAACAAGTCAAACCAGTTCTGCATTATGTCATGGCAGAAGGTGGTCATGTTGACATATTTGAATACTCGTCAGAAGGAACTCGTTTGGTGGCACAGACAGATAATGTGGAGCAATATATCCGTGACCAAATAGATACCAATACTCTCTACGAAATAGAGAACAAAGTTATTATTGATGATGTGATGAGCGATAAGTTCACAAAAGAAGGTAGGGAAAGATTTAAAGGTCTCTTTGCCCCACCTAAAAAGATTGCTAAGAAGTTATCAGCTCGCCTTTCTTTTTGATTCTAGTAATGCGAAATCTTTTTTCTTTGTACCACCATCATATTCCCAAGCATATCCTTCAGCAATCATTTGATTGTTGATGGATGTGGTCTCGCCATTGACATACAGATGACCGATGATGCGACCATACTTCTCGGTGCTATCGGGTAGTTCTGTTTTAATCAGAATATCTTTAGCAAACTCTAATCTATCTTTGAGCCATGCTTTAACTTCGAGACCAAGTTTCTTTTCATACGCATCAGTTGTCCTGCTCTCTGGGGTATCGATACCAGCAAGACGAATTCGCTTAGTAAGGGAGATATCAAAACCCAAATCAATGTCAGCGTCAATAGTGTCGCCATCTACTACCTTGTGTACTGAACGTATTCTATAGATGTATGGGTCTTTGTCAGCCATGTTTAGAAAAGTTTAAACTTCTCAGTATTTAGTTTAGGAATTGGAAGTTTTTCAAATGCCTTACTGACTTGCTTCTCTACAACAGCACCGACAAATGCTTCTGGATTGTCTAGAATCTTCTGTGCTTTCTGGTATGTCATGTAAGCACCAACTCCAATAGCAGCACTGACTGCTAAACTTGTAACTGATAATGCTAGTGATAAGTATTTCATTCTGATATCTCCATTGCTATGATTGACCCTGAATATAAACCAGTTCTATCTGATTTAGATAATGCTTCTTCTTCGCTATCGAAACGTTTTGCTTCTGAAAATTCTCCAGTCCACTTAGGTGAGTCATTAATATTATCTTGAAAATAAATGTGACCGTCAAATGTTTCTCTTGCTGCTATGAATTTCATTCGTTCCACCATCCTTCTTCTTTATGTATAAAAACCTTCAAATCTTTTACATACTTTCTTAATATTTGTGCTTGTTCCTCATGCCACATATCACCTGTCTCCATACGAAGGCGTGTGTGATTGTCTATGGCTTTGAGTATTTGGTGGATTGGAGCATTCCAACATTCCCTCTTAGGGGTGTTCCATTCTCTTGGCATGGGATAACAAGTGAGTTTATATCATTATAGCGAAAATATTCAAGTTGACATTGCCCAGGGCTAATCTCAACATAACCAACAATCATGAAAGCAATAAATTCCATCATTTCTTTTTGCCGCCGTTCTTTGCTTTCTTCGCTGTAGCATTACCTTGATTTTGTTTTGGTTTTTTGGCTGCTTTATCGCTGCCTTTATTTTTTGACTTGGCCATTATTCTGTGGCGCAGGTAACACATTATTTATCTGTGGATACCTTACAACTACATCAGAACATATCTTAGCGTAAGGAGATTCGTGATGAAATGTAACACCAGATTTAATTGCTTCTCCACACTTCAATAATCTTACAAGTTCAAAATCTAAACGTGCCTTGTCTGCTTCTGCTTTTTGTCTTTCAATCTCAATTTTTGCTCTTGCTTTGCATAACTCCATTAACCCACCATCTAAGGGAACATTTAACCCAGCAGAGATACCCCAGTTACTATTGCGAGAAGCAAATGTTTCTGGGTCATCACTTTCGTTACCACTCTTCAGAGCAAACGGAGACACTGAGAACGTTGCTCCCTGGCAACTAACCCCTGCTCCGTAGGTATTAACTGCGTATGGACCTTGCAATACCTGAACCGCTTGGTTAGTGACGTTTCCAGTAGCACTAGCACTAGGGCCAGCAATGTTAGTATTGCTAGGCGCTGGAGCAGATTGTCCATAAGCTGCTCCTCCTAGTGATATTACTGCGTAAAGACAGAGATTGATGTAGTGGTTGATTGAGTTTCTGTTGTTCTGTCTATCCATGTTTCTTTAGCCACTCCAGGACCGAGGTAGGTTTCGCTGAACTGGAACGGAGCACCTTGAGTCATGATACTATAGTTTGCTCCCTGTTGAGGAGTGCCAGGAATGTTAATATTAGTTCCAGTTACAGTATATGATGTGCCAGTTGTATATTCAACTTGACGAATTGATTCTATTATTTTTGTAGTTGATTCTGTGGTTGCATTGATTGTGCCCCTTGTAAAATTAGGCACAACACTTTCAGCTAGGGCAGGACAAGAAATCCCTAGCAGGAGCAACCCTGCTAGGATATGTCTCATTTGAATACGCTCAATTCAATACTACGTTGTGCGGTTGCTGTAGTGCCAGGACCACCAGCAGTTATAGTAGGAACACCTGTAGGTGATAATGTACCAGCGAGAGAACCTTTGTCTCCTGCTAACTGAGTAACACTATCCCCATAAAGGTTGGGAGAAGCAATAACTCCAGCACTGACCGACTGAGTGGTGACTGGTGTATCAGCAGCATTGAAACTTTCTGAGAAAGTAAATGCTTGACCTGCTGTATTGATATCATAAGTTCCAGCACCATTTACACCGCCAAATGATGTTGCTTGAATATTTGTTCCTGAGGCAGAATATGAAGCCCCAATTCTTGTTGATTGAACCGCTGCGCCCTGTACACCCAATTGAACGGAATCAGTAATTCTTGATGTAATTTCAGCAGCACTTACAGGAGTAATTAAGAATAACGAAGAGATTAGAAGTAATCTTTTCATTGTTCTTTTGGTATTAAAAACGACCATCTTTATTTAGGGGGGTTGACATCTCCATAAATATGTGCTATGTTATGGTCTTTGTCATGAGACGGTGATGTGACAATTAGAGCCGTGGAGATTGCCCCTTGAGAAAGGGGAAGTGCGCTTTCTCTATACGGATGTAGAGTTCTATTAAAATTAATGCAACAATTCTTTACTGTAGCCCTGCCCCTTCTGGCATCGGTTACAACCAACGTGGCAACGATGCCGATCTTTCCTCCTTTGACGACGCCCCCAGCGCCGTTTTCTATTATTAAGGAGTTTGAAACGACAGCGACCAAAGAGGTTGCTCCTGAAAAGCCAAAAGAGAAAAGGCTAATTTGTAAAGGGTGTTCGGAACATGAACAACTTGCTGTGGATTATTTCCAAGAGCAAGGAATTAAAGACAGAAACGCCCTTGCTACTATCCTGGGCAATATTAAGCAGGAATCTATGTTCGTGCCTAATATTTGTGAAGGTGGTAGTAGGACTCAGTACCATCACTGCGGTCGTGGTTATGGTCTGATCCAATGGACATCTGCCGATCGTTATTATGGATTGGGTGATTTTGCTAAGAAGTTTGGTGGTTCTCCATCGGAACTTCACACGCAATTACGTTATCTAACGAATGAAGTTCAGTGGAAAGAAATTGAACCACTTATGAAAACTCCTGGTAAATCAATTTCTCGATATATGAACTATGCGTACAGTTGGATTGGTTGGGGTATTCATGGTGCCCGTACACATTATGCCTATGAGTATGCCAACAAACTGATTACGGTAGAAGTTTGAACAACTGAATAAATATGGGGGAGTGCTGCAGACCTCCCCTATATGCCTCAATTTAATTTTCAATTTGGTAAGAAGAAACCAGATAAGAAACAATTAATAATACTCAGTATTGTATTATCCTCTATTATCGCAGCACTCTCACAATGCACTGGAGTTTCTGAAAATGGACTTTGGGATTTATTGGATGAAGTTCAAAGAAAGTATTTCCCACAAACTATTCTTAATGAGATTATTCGTCAAGATTCTAACAAAATAGAAAGAAGAGTAGAGCGTGATGTGAGTAGAGCAGTAGATGATTACTGGAGACAAACAGGATTATTAAAAGCAGAAGTATACAAACCTCGCTATATAGAAGAAGCAAATGACGAGACATTATGTTATAGTGATGAGTGCAAAGCACTCGCTCCACCAATGAGGATCTGTGCTCCATGGCTTGACAACTGCCCCAAGCAGTAGTATAATACTTTCATACATGACTCAGTAGCTCAGTGGATAGAGCAACTGCCTTCTAAGCAGTCGGTCGTTGGTTCGACCCCAACCTGAGTCGCCAGGGAGATTAACTCAGCGGTAGAGTGGCTGCCTTACAAGCAGTAAGTCGTTGGTTCGAGTCCGACATTTCCCATATAAGATTATGAATACATATTATATCTCTCTAATATTACTCTGTGCGATGATTTATATCATCTGGCAAGATCCAAACGTGCCAGAGTATATTAACCTCAGGATAAAACTTCTTCACATCAACTTTATTCGTTGGAACATGGCAAGAAATATGAAGCGACAACTTGACAAAGAATCTAAAAAAATGCAAAAAGAAATGGCAGAGTGGTTAAAAGAAAAAAATGGCAAAGATAAGATGTAACGCTTGCGGAACTGAATTAGAAGTATACCAAGCAAATAAAAGTAAAGGATGTGGATGCCCTAACCATACAATGATAAGGTTAGATAGGAATGGTATGCCCATCATCACAGGCAATGACCTTTCATTAGTAACGGCTATTGATGGTATTGGAAAACCGAAAGACAAAAAGCTTGACAGCTCACCAATTCCATCGTATACTAAGAGGGTTCCAAGAAAATTGGATTTTGAGGTCAGATAAATAATTAACAGCAATTACGATTTAGAATCATGCCAACAGTTTTTTCTTACGTTCTAGGTAGACCAGCAGTTCAACAAACAATTGAAACATATGAATTACCAGAAGAAGTAACTTCATCGATTCTTGACGACGCACCTGCTGCAGCACCTGCTGAAGAGGCACCAGCTGAATAATTCCTGACTGGAAGTGTGGCAGAGCGGTTTAATGCAGGGGATTGCTAATCCCCCGATGTCTTTTTGTGGGCATCCGTTGGTTCAAATCCAACCACTTCCGTTGCCCTTATGGGCATTTTGTAAACTGATACATTAAAAAAGTATGAAACAACTGATTGCTCTTGCTGCTCTTCCGATGATTGCAGCACCTGCTATGGCAGCTCCTTATGTGGAGTCGAAAACCACTACTGCTCTTTCTGATGGCACTTACAAGGGTGCTCAAACCGAACTTCGTATCGGTTACGATCAGAAAGTTGGTAACGGTGTGACTGTCTTTGCTGAAGTTGGTCCTGGTTATGAATGGACTAATGGCGCGGATGGTCAAGGCGTTGCCGTTGGTGAAGTTGGTATCAACTTCCCTATCGCTAATCAACTCTCTGGTAAATTCAAAGTTGCTGGTGAGTATGGTTTCGATTCCGAAGTGTTCGGTCTCGGTGGTGAACTGAAAGTTCGTTACTCGTTCTGATGATCAAGGGGGGTTGACAAGACCCCCGACCTCCTATATAATATGGAGGTCAACAAATGGAAGTGTGTCCGAGTGGTTGAAGGAACTTGTCTTGAAAACAAGCATGGTGAAAGCCATCGTGGGTTCGAATCCTACCACTTCCGTTGCTACTTGCGCTGGAAAGATAAACCAGAATGCCGTAGCAAGATAGAGGGTAAGCCTCTGTTATATCCTTGAGGTATATTACGCTTACTCCATCACGGGATGTAGCTCAGTTTGGTAGAGCACCCGCTTTGGGAGCGGGTGGCCGTAGGTTCAAATCCTATCATCCCGATTCTTCTTACAGGAGATATTAATGATTTCGCAACTGGTTATTTACACACGAGATAACTGTGAATATTGTCGTAAACTCAAGGTAATCCTTGATAGTTTTACTGTCAAATACACACAGTATAAACTAAATGTTGACTTTGACAGGGAAGCATTCTATAATGAGTTTGGTGAAGGTTCCACATTTCCTCGCGTGACATTAGATGGTCATCTTCTAGGTGGGTGTAATGAAACTATTGAATATCTAACCAGCATTGGTTGCCTACAAGAAGAAAAAGACATGGAGTGCATGGTATGAAAACTATTACAGAAGAAACTTTTTGTCATGACTTTGATGAAATTATGGATAGTGTAATGCTAAACAAAGAAAGTTTTATCATTACTACTGCAGATGGTTCTGATGTAGTGCTTTTACCATACGAATATTATGAGCGAATACAGGGGGAATTAACTC